GCCGAACTGCTCGGCATTGCCGACAAGCTGCGCGCGGTGATCATCAAGGATGGCCCGAACAGCAACGACGACGCCGCCAAGAGCACCACTGCTCTGACCGGTTCCAAGCGCGTCTACGTGGTCGACCCGGCGCTGCTGGTGCAGTCCGGTGACGCCATCGTCACCCGCTATTCCTCCGGTGCCGTGGCCGGTGCCATTGCCCGCAGCGACAACGAACGCGGCTGGTGGGCATCGCCGTCCAACCTCGAGCTCAACGGCGTGGTCGGTACCGCACGTGCGATCGACTTCGGCCTGTCCGACGCGACCAGCCGCGCCAACCTGCTGAACCAGTCGAACGTGGCGACCATCATCCGCGAAGGTGGCTTCCGCCTGTGGGGCAACCGTACCGCCAGCAGCGACCAGAAGTGGCAGTTCCTGTGTGTGGTGCGCACTGCCGACATCATTGCCGACAGCCTCGAGGCCGCCCACCTGTGGGCCGTCGACCGCGGCATCAGCAAGACCTACGTCGACGACGTGCGTGAGGGTGTCAATGCCTTCCTGCGCGGCCTGAAGACCCAGGGCGCGATCCTCGGCGGCAACTGCTGGATCGACCCGGAACTGAACGCAGCGGACAGCGTGGCCCAGGGCCGCTTCTACTGGGACTTCGACTTCACCCCGACCTACCCGGGTGAGCAGCTGACCTTCCGCATGCACATGAACAACAACTACGTCTCGGAGATCTTCTAAGCATGGCGCGCAAGATCCGCAAAAACTTCAACTTCTACGTCGACGGCAAGGGCTATGCCGGCAGCGTGATGTCCTTCACCGCCCCCAAGCTGTCGCTGAAGACCGAGGACTTCCAGGCCGGCGGCATGCTGGCCCCGACCGAGATCGTGCTCGGCCATGACAAGCTGACCGCCGATGTCGAGTTCGCCTCCGACGACGCGGAGATCATGAGCAAGTTCCACGTCATCGAAAGCAAGGAATACGGCTTCACCGCCCGCGAAGCGCTGGAAGGCGATGACGGCGAAGTGACCCAGGTCGTGCACAACATGCGCGGCAAGGTGAAGCTGCTGGACCGTGGCGAAACCAAGGTCGGCGAGAAGGGCACGATCAAGGTCAACCTGGCGCTGAGCTACTACAAGCTGACCCATGGTGCCCAGGTCGTGCAGGAGATCGACGTGGTCAACATGATCGCCCGCCAGGGTGGCGTGGACGTGCTGGCCGGCATCCGCGGCGCACTGGGCATCTGAACCCTCGCCGCACTGAAGAACCCGGGGGCGCCTCGCGCCCCCGCATCCATCGCACCGCATCGCATTCCAGGAACGCATCCATGTCCAGCAAGACCAAGACCCCCACCGACACCGTCATCGAGCGCGATGGCTTCGCCGAGATCACCCTCACCCGCCCGCGCCAGGTCAACGGCATGGAAACCGCCGTGCTGCGCATGCGCGAACCGACCGTGGAAGACATGGAGCGCTACCAGGATGACAAGGGCAGCGACGCACAGCGCGAGGTGCGGATGATCGCCAACCTGTGCGAGGTCTCGCCGGAAGACGTGCGCAAGATGCCGCTGCGCGACTACGCACGACTGCAGGCAGGCGTCGCGCTTTTTACCACCTGACCCTGCCTCAGATCAGGCAGGGAGTGCTCGCCCTGGCCGGTCATACCGGCTGGGGCCTGCGCGAGATCATGACACTGCGGGTGTCGAAGTTCATCTGGTGGATTCAGGGATTGCCGGTACATGGCCAGTAACGTTCAAACGACAACGATCACGATCGGCGGCGAGGTGTCCAAGTCACTGAAGGACGCCTTCTCCTTTGCCAACGACGGTATCAAGCGCCTCGGCACCGAGGTGACCCTGCTGGATCGCAGGCTCGCGCGCATGAGTACGACCAGCAAGGAGTACGCCCGCATGCGTACCCAGGTCGATGCTCTGCGTGCCTCGCAGGTGGCGCTGGAGAGCATCGAAGCAAAGCGCGACGCCAACCTGGAGAAGCGCGGGAAGCTCGGCTCGGCATTTGGCGAGGCACGCGGCACGCTTGGCACGGCCGTTACCGCGCTGGCCAAGCCGGTCGAGAACGCCTCCGGCTTCGCCCGCCAGAACCAGCAGATCGGCGTGGCAGCCAACCTCAGCCGCGCCCAGGTCAGCGCACTTGGCCAGGCGATCGTGGAACAATCGCGTGCGACTAACCAAGGGGCCGACGATCTGCAGCGGTCGATCAAGCTGATGGTCGCTGCCGGCATGGATGCGCAGTCGGCCCAGGCCAGCCTGGGTGCTGTCGGGCGAACCACCACCATCACCGGTGCCAGCATCGATGATGTTGCCCAGGCCGCGGCCGCCCTGCAGCAGTCTTTCGATATCGATCCCTCGCGCATACAGAACGCACTGGATGTGCTGGTCGTCAACAGCCGGCAGGGCGGCCTGGGCCTGAAGGACATGGCCGAAGTGCTGCCTACCTTGGGTTCGTCGTTCGAAGCGATGAAGCTGCAGGGCACCTCGGCGGCCGCCACCGTCGGCGCCGCCCTGCAGGCGACGCTGGAATCGGCCGGCGGCGCCGACAAGGCCGCCAGCAACATGAAGAGCTTCATGTCCGAGGTGCTCTCGCCGGACATTCAGGAGAAGGCCAAGAAGAGCCTGAACCTGGATCTGCGCAAGATCATCGGCGATGCACAGACCAGCGGCGGCAATCCCTTCGACGCTGCGATGCAGGGAATCATCCAGGCGACCGCGGGCGACCAGAAGAAGATCGGCACCCTGTTCAGCGATGCACAGGCGAAGAACTTCGTCCAGCCGATGATCGAGAACTGGGATACCTACATCCGTGTCCGCGACAAGGCCTTGAATGGATCGGCGGGTACCACCGATGCGGCCTATGCCGATGCGATGCAGACCGATCCGCAGAAGATCGAAGGTGCCAAGATCGCCGTGGACAACCTGTCCAAGGCCTTTGGTGCGGCACTGCTGCCCGCGGTGGGCGAGGCCGCGGTCAAGCTGACCGAGCTGTTGAACGGGGTTACCTCGTTCGTGCAGGAAAACCCGAAGCTGATCGCCAACACCACGCAGATCGTGGTCGGCATGCTGGGCATGCGCACGGCGGTGCTCGGCGCTCGCTACGCCTGGACCTTCCTGCAGGGCCCGATCCTGGGCGTGCAGAAGGCCTTCCAGCTGTTCCGTGGTGGCAGCCTGCTGGCACAGATGGGGCGCTTCGGGCCGATGGCCATGCGCCTGGCATCGGGCTTCCGTGTGGTTGCTACTGCCGTGGCCGCCATCGGTGGTGGTCCGATCACGATCGCCATCGCGGCAATCACCGCAGGCGCCATCCTGGTGCGCAAATACTGGGAACCGATCAAGGCATTCCTGGGCGGCGTTTGGGAAGGTCTCAGCGGTGCAGGCACCGCGGCAATGGGTGAACTGATGCGTGCGATTGAACCGCTGCGCCCCGCCTGGGAAGTCATGAGTGGGTTGATCGGCCAGGCCTGGGATTGGCTGTCGAAGATGCTTGCACCTGCGCAGTACACCGGCAACGAGCTGTCTCGGGTTGCCCAGATTGGCAGCTTCCTCGGTACCGTTCTGATGGAAGGCCTGAGAATGAACATCCAGCTCATCAGCGGCCTGGTGCAGTACGTGGTCTGGATGGGCAATGTGTACACGACCGTCGCCAGCGCGATCGGTAGCGGGATGAGCATGATGTGGACCGCGATCAAGTCCGGTGCCGAATCCCTGTTCGACTGGCTTGTCCAGAAGCTGGATTTCCTCATGCCCTACGTCGAGAAGCTGATGGGGTTCGTCGAAGGGGGCATGGGCAAGGTCAGTGCACTGGTCGGCAAGGGCCTGGACTTCGGGAAGGAAGTGCTTGCCGGTGGCGCGGAAGCAGTCGGCAACGGCATGGTCGGGTATACCAACATGCGGGCCGGCGGCCGGGGTGGCCTGAATGACGCCGTGGGCCTGGTCGGAGACGTCGCCACGTTGGACGCGGCGGGGGTGCGCAAGCGATGGGGAGGCATCAGCGAGGCCGCTCGCGGTCGCACCGCGCCCGACATGCCATCGCCCTCTCCGCGCGGCGTCACCACCGTGCAGCAACAGCAGACCAACAACATCACCATCCACCAGCAACCCGGTGAGTCCAGCGAATCGGTGGCACGTCGCACGGCCGATGAACTGCAGCGTCGCAACGCGGTTGCTGCCCGTGGTGGCCTGGCAGACAGGAACTAAGCATGAAGCGCGAGTTCGTAACCGCATCCATCGACAAGCTGTTGTCCAGTTTCCAGAGCAACGACTCCGGCAACGCCCCGGTGCTGCTGATGCTGGGTGGCTTCAAGTTCAGCCTCAACACCGCGGTGTTCCAGGAGATCCAGCAGAGCAACGAATATGGCTGGGCTGCGCAGGAGCGCATCGGCCAGATGGCCGCCCTGCAGTACACCGGCCCCGGCAAGGCCAGCATGACGCTGCCCGGCGTCATCCACTATCAGTTCCGGGGCGCCGGCGATGAGCTCTCGCAGCTGCGCAAGCTGGCAGCGCAAGGCAAGCCCCAGCGGCTGCTGACCGGCAAGGGCGGGAACCTGGGGCTTTGGGTCATCGACAAGATCGACGCCACTGCCTCCGGCTTCACCGTCGATGCGGGAATCCAGCGGCACGAATTCACCCTCTCCCTGCGGAAGCACAGTGATGGCACGAACGTATAACACCCGCGACGGCGACGTCGTTGACCGCATCGCGTATGCGCACTATGGCGAGCAATCACCGGCCATTCTGCGCGCGGTGTTCGATGCCAATCCGGGCCTCGCCGCACGTGGCCCGGTGCTGGCTGCAGGCCTGGCGATCACCCTGCCCGAAGTGCAGCGCCCCGCCGGCGAACGCAAGGGGATAGCACTGTGGGACTGAACATCACACCGGCATTCCGCGTGGTGGCCAACAGCCAGGACATCACTGACAAGATCATGTCGCGCTTCAAGTCGCTGCGCATCACCGACGAGACCGACAACAACTCGGACATGCTGGAGCTGCAGTTGGCCGACCATGATCCGTCCGATCCGATCCAGCTGCCGCCGGCAGGCGCGGAGCTGGAAGCCTTCATCGGCTACGACGGCGAGGTACGGCGCATGGGCCTGTACATCTGCGACGAGGTGGAGATTTCCGGCTACCCGGGCAGCATGACCCTGCGTGCCCGCGCGGCGCCGTTCGAGGCCAGCAAGGGCGGCAAGAACGACCTGCAGACACAGAAAACGCGCACCTGGAAGAAGGGCACGACGATCGGTGGCATGGTCCAGCGCATGGCCGCCGAGCACGGACTGAGCGCCGCCGTGAGTGGATCGCTGGCGTCGATCGTGCTGCCGCTGACGGTGCAGTCGCAGGAGTCGGACATGAACCTGTTGCTGCGCCTGGCCAAGCAGCATGATGCCATCGCCAAGCCGGGCGGCGGCCGCCTGATGTTCGTCAAGCGCGGCGAATCCACCAGTGCCAGCGGTGAGCGCATTCCCGACGTCACCCTGACCCCGGCCGATGGCAGTGGCTACAAAGTGAGCATCGTCTCGCGCGAGAAGACCGGCACCACCATCGCCTATTACCGTGATGTACGCGTTGCCAAGCGCCAGGAGGTGAAGGTGGGCAGCGGTGAACCGATCGTGCGCCTGCGCATGGCCTACGCCGACCGCGAAGCCGCCGAAGCTGCAGCGCGCGCCAAACACCAGGAACAAGCCCGGCAGACGCGTACGCTCAGCTACACCCTGCCCGGCCGCGAGACACTTATGGCCGAAGCCACGGTGGTGATGCAGGGCTTCCGCGATGGCGTGGATGGGCAGTGGCTGGTCAAGCGCGCCGAGCACAACATCAGCCACGACGGCTACGTGACCAGCATCGAGTGCGAACAACCCAACAGCGCCGACGCAGTGAAGGCGGCCAGCAGTGCGGCAGCCACCGAAGGCGAGCAGGTCGGCAGCGAGGTGTAGATCCACGCCATGCGTGGATCCTTTTCGCGCA